GAAGAAGTAGACGAAGCAGCAGACGAAGAAGTTGACGAAGCAGCAGACGAAGAAGTTGAAGAGTCACGTACAAAAAGCGCAAGCGAACAAATGCGTGAGTATGTTGAAAAAGTTAGTGCTACAATGGGCGACAACGGCGCACATACAAAATCACCAGTAGCAGGCAAAAATGATATGGGCGGCACAGCAGCAAACATCGCAGCAGGCGGCGAAAGCAAAAGCGAAGGCACAGCAGGCGGTTTAGCAGCACCTAACCCAAAAGAAGATAACGCAGGGAACGTAAACGTTCCAGGCGGTAAGGCTTCAAAATCAATGAAGTCACAACCTGGCCATGGCGCTGAGAAAAAGGGCAAGCCAGAGACTGCTGATAATAAAAAGTCTAACATAGGCTCTTAAGCAGCAGTATAATAGGACGAACGGATGAATTTACTACGTGAACATATGAGTTTTGACCAGGCCAGAATGGTCGTTGAGTCTGCTAACGAAGGCAAAGACCTTTACATGAAAGGTATTTGCATACAAGGTGGTGTTAGAAACGCCAATCAGCGTGTCTATCCTGTACAAGAGATTAGCAGGGCTGTCCAAACTCTTAATGATCAGATAGCCGGCGGATACTCAGTATGTGGCGAAGTTGATCATCCTGAAGGACTAAACATTAACTTAGATCGTGTAAGTCATATGATCACAGATATGTGGATGGATGGCCCAAACGGTTACGGCAAGTTAAAAATTTTACCAACACCGATGGGATCCCTTGTTAAAACAATGTTAGAAAGCGGCGTTAAACTTGGGGTTTCGTCACGTGGATCTGGAAACGTAAAAGAAGATGGATCCGGCGAAGTATCAGAATTTGAGATAATCACTGTAGACGTTGTTGCTCAACCGAGCGCACCGGGTGCTTATCCAACACCGATTTATGAACACCTAATGAACACAAATGGTGGATACAAGGCAATACTCACTTCGAGAGAAGTTCAAGGCGATAAAAAGGCACAAAAATATATTGCAGAGAGTCTATTTAAAATAATAGACAAGCTCCAATAAAAGGAGAAAATCATGGAAGCTATCAAAGACCTTTTAGAGAGCGATGCAATTACAGAAGCAATGGCATCTGAAATACAAGAAGCATTTGACGCAAAAGTTAAAGAAAATAAACTTGCTGTTACAGCAGAACTACGTGAGGAGTTTGCAAAGAAATATGAACACGACAAAGGTGTTATGATCGAAGCAATCGACGCTATGGTATCTGAAAAACTTTCAGAAGAAATGGCAGAATTCCACGAAGATCGTAAACAACTTGCAGAACAAAAAGCAAAATATGCTTTAGCAATGAAAGAAAATGCTAATCTAATGTCTCAGTTTGTAACTAAGACACTAGCAAATGAAATTTCAGAACTACACGAAGATCAAAAAACAATGGCAACTAAGTTTTCAGTGTTAGAAGACTTCGTAGTAGAGCAACTTGCATCAGAAATTGCAGAGTTCCAAGAAGATAAAAAGGACCTGGCTGAAACAAAAGTACGTTTAGTACGTGAAGCCAAGGCTCACTTCGAAAAAGTACGTAAGAACTTTATCGAAAGAAGTGCAACAGCAATTGAAAATGTTGTATCTACCGGTCTAAAGGCAGAAATATCTCAACTAAAAGAAGATATTGAAGCGGCTCGCAAAAATGATTTCGGACGTAAGATTTTTGAAGCATTTAGTTCTGAGTATATGAACTCACATCTAAATGAAAAATCAGAAACTGCAAAACTTCTAAAACTTGTTGATGCAAAAAATAAACAAATTGCAGAAGCAAAAACTTTCGTAACGAAAGCAAAGGAAATTGCAGAAAGCAAAGATGCAGAAGTTAAGCGTCTTGTTGAAGCACAAAAACGTGCTAAAATCATGAGTGAACTTGTTTCACCATTGAGCAAAGACCAAAAAGACATTATGACGGATTTACTGGAAACAGTTCAGACTACAAAACTACGTGAGTCGTTTGACAAGTACCTACCATCAGTTATTGACGGTAAAAGTCCAGCAAAGCAGAAGGCACCACTAACAGAGGCAAAAGAAGTAACAGGCAATAGAGAAATTAGTTCAGACAGCAAGCAGATTGACACAAACGTTGTGGACATGAAAAGACTTGCTGGTTTAAATTAAGGAGATAATTATGTCAGAACTATTAGAAAGTCGCTGGCAGGAGACAAAAGGTGCACTTCTTGAAGGCCTAAATGGTAACAAGAAAGCTGTAATGGCGACAACACTTGAAAATACACGCAAGTATTTGTCAGAGAGTGCAACTTCAGGCGCAACTGCTGCTGGTAACATCGCAACACTAAACCGTGTGATCCTTCCTGTGATCAGACGTGTAATGCCAACCGTTATTGCTAACGAGTTGGTAGGCGTTCAGCCAATGACTGGTCCAGTCGGACAAATCCATACTTTAAGAGTACGTTATAGTGACGCATTCACAGGTTCAGCAGGCGGAAGCACTGTCGCTGGCGAAGAAGCACTATCACCGTTCAAAATTGCAGAAGGTTATTCAGGTAACACAGCATCTGCAGACACAGCCGGTGCAACAGGTGCTCTAGAAGGTATTGCCGGTAACAGACTAAGCATTCAGATCTTGAAGCAAACAGTCGAAGCCAAATCACGTAAACTAAGCGCACGTTGGACATTTGAATCAGCGCAAGACGCTCAGTCACAGCACGGCATCGACGTAGAAGCAGAAATCATGGCAGCACTTGCTCAAGAGATTACTGCTGAGATCGACCAAGAAGTCATCCGCAGCCTAACAACTCTTGCAGGTGCAGCGGTTGAAACATACGACCAAGCCGCTGTATCAGGTACGGCTACTTTTGTTGGCGACGAACACGCAGCACTTGCAGTTCAAATCAACAGAGTGTCAAACCTAATTGCACAGCGTACACGCAGAGGCGCAGGTAACTGGGCAGTTGTATCACCAACAGTACTAACACTACTACAAAGTGCAACAACATCTGCATTTGCTCGTACAACAGAAGGTACATTTGAAGCACCAACAAACACAAAAATGGTTGGTACACTAAACAACAGCATGAAAGTATATGTAAACACATATGCAGGTAATGACAATGTTCTAGTTGGCTACAAAGGTACATCAGAATCAGACGCAGCAGCGTTCTACTGCCCATACATTCCATTAATGAGCAGTGGTGTTGTACTAGATCCATCAACATTCGAACCAACAGTGTCATTCATGACACGTTATGGTTACGTAGAACTATCAAACGCAGCATCGTCACTAGGCAATGCAGCAGATTACCTAGGTCTAGTTGGTGTAACAACAGCAAACCTAAGCTTCGCGTAAGTTTTAGAATATATATTTTTAAGATAGGCCCTGTGGGGCCTATTTTTATGTAAATACTGTAAGGAGATACTAATGGAAACAGGTACAGTATATAAAAAATTAAAAATGCATGGATTTATTAGACCAGATCGTTGGAAAGCGACACGTAAAGATATTGTGTTTGATCCACGTTTGTATGATCTAAAAATTGGCGACAGAGTGCAATATCTTGCAGATGATTTCAAAGATAGAAAATTTGCAACAAAAATAGAAAAAATTGAAAAAAAAGATCAAGATTATCGTTGACAAACTTTTTTTAGATGTTATATTAAGTACATAACAAAGACGACGGTCCGAGTTAGATAGTGCAAGGAAACGATGCTTACCCAGGCATTAACTTGACTCACACGCTGTGGTGGCGCTGCAAGACTTAGGAGACTAGGAGTTGCAGGAAAAGTAGAGCTAACCTTTCTATTGTGAGGTTCCGTGCTGTTTTGAGCCTGATGGGGCATAGTGCGGTTGTTGGTAATCAGTAGTCCAACCTATCACATATTATAGAAAAAGGTCTGCTATATTTTAGTAGGCCTTTTTTTATGACATAATAACCCATTTTAATCTTTTGGATAAATACTTGTGTCAAGAGGAGCGCCTCTCGATGAGGACTTATGCGGTGCCCGCCGCGTAGACCTAGAACGTCAAAAAGGAGAAACAAATGGGACGTCCAATTAATAAATCAAAAATAGGATACGGTACAGGTAGAATTGCTGTAAGCCGTCACTATTTTACAGGTGGTTCAGAAGCAACTACAGCAGCACACATTTACAAAGTAAAAGGTGCTAACCAATTCTGGGTACGCTTAGATAGCGACAATGCAGATCCAACAGCAGGCGAAGTTCTAAAATTAACAACAGAAGGCAACGGAAGTATGCCAGAAGGTACATTTAGAATTGATGCAACTGGTTCTGACTCAACAGTTTATCAAGTAACACAACTTCGTAACAGAACAGTACAAATTGAAAATACTGCAAAAGGTACTGCTACACCTCCAGATGGTGACAAAGCAGACAATGTAATTTACGAAATTGGTAATCATCCAGATGCAAGAGAAGATTCAGGTGTACCAAACGCAGTATTAAGTGTATCTCTACCAAGACAATCATAAGTTGGAGATATAAATGTCAGCGTCTAGAATCGAGCAGTATGGAGTCGACGATTATAAGTTAACAATTAACGATGGCGGAACTATTGAAATTAATGTAGGTTCCGGCACAGTCGTTATCAATGGTGACTTAGATGTCAATGGTTCCCAAACTTCGATTACTTCGTCTGAATTAATTGTAAGTGACAAGACTCTAACACTAAACAATCAATCTAATACACTATATGATATTACTGGTATTACACAAGCAAATCCTGCTCGAATAACATTATCAGATGCGCACAGTTTTACTGATGGTAGCGAAGTAATCATTACTAATGTTTTAGGAATGATAGAATTAAACAATAACACTTACTATGTAAATGTTGTTGATCCTACTAAAGTTGAATTATTTGCAGACTTTACATTAAGCACTCCTGTAGATTCATCAGGTTTTGGTGCATATGTAAGTGATGGTAACATACAAAGAGTAATTGCAACCGGCATTGGCGGCGATGAAATTTCAGGTATCATAATGGACAGAGGCACATTGCCAAATGCTGTTATATTTTACGATGAAAACTTACTTTCATATACTAACGGTACACTAGAAGCAAACGCAGGTGCATTTAAGTTTGGTTTAGAAGGTTCAGGATACTTAGGTATCTATACAAGCAGCATTAAAACTGAAGATGGTAATGATCTTAACTTGTTACCGGGATCAAGTTTAGGCGGCGTTGTTTCTGTATCAGGCACACTTGATTATGAAAAACGCCTTGCTGAATATGACGGCAGTGAAATAAAAAATGTTCCTACAAATTCTGACAGATTGTCAGGAGCAGATTGGCCAGATTATGAACCAGATGCTATTCCTAATGTACAGTATTTGAAAGATTATGTTAGAGATTATCACAAGTACAATTGGCAATATAGAATTAATGCTATTGAACCAGACGGAACAACAAAAGTAGAAGCATTTAGTACACTAGATGGTATTACACCTCTAAGTAAAATTAGACTTACTGTAGATGGCAGTGAAATTGCAAACTTTTTTGAAACGTCTGCAGAAATTGCTCAAGTAAGCATAGATGGAAGTACAATTTCGTCAACTGCACTTGATAGTGATTTGGTATTATCAGGTAATAATTTAGGTGATGTGCAAGTATTAACACCTATGTTATTTCCTAAATTAACAGATCCGGCATTAACTGATACAGAAGCAACACCACCAACTGATGGTACAAAGATATATGCAAAAGACGAAGCTGACGGCGGCACAGGTTTATATTTTATAAACGAATTAGGTACACAAGACGAATTAATAAGCAGGAATAAGGCTCTGCTTTATAGTATTATTTTTTAAGGAAGAAAGATGGCGATTAACAGTGTAAAAATACTCGAAACTGATACAACATTGCTAGATGTTCCAGCAGGAAAAAAATATGCCATCACGACCGTATTAGTTAGCAACTATTCTACTTCGACTACAAGTGTAAACGACAGTAGTTTTGATATGCATGTAATACAAGGAAGTGGCGGAGTTAAATCAGACGATAATAAAGTCCTTAACAATATATCTATGCCTGCTCAGGAAACATTTTCTTTTAATGTTGAGAGATTGATTTTAGAAGAAGGTGACAGAATAGTAATGATTAGTCCGGATTCGGATAAACTGAATGCGACAATAAGTTATTTGGAAGTATAAATGAAGTATGTAAAGCAGCAGATATTACACGATAGGAAAATAGGAGACCGTCAACTTGTTATTAAAGGTGACGGTACAATTGAACTTAACCCAAGTAGCGGCACTGTTGAAATTAACGGCGATCTAAAAGTTACAGGTAGTTCAAGTGGTCCTACTGATACACTAGTCTATTATGTGTCATTACAAGGTAGTGATGAAAATGATGGATTAGGTGCAGGTCCTGATCGTGCAAAAAGAACAATTAAATCTGCTGTTGAAGCAGCACCAGCAGGATCAACTATTAAAGTTGCACCAGGAGACTATTACGAAGATAACCCAATTACGTTAAAAGAACGTATGACTGTTAGAGGCGATAGTTTACGTAACTGTCAAGTTTGGCCAAACAATAAAACACAAACAATTTTTTATATGGATTGTGCATGTTACTTGTTCCAACTTACATTTAGAGGATTAGCAGATCCAGGTTGGTGTGCAGAAATTAGACCAGGCGCACTTGTAACCGTTTCGCCGTATGTACAAAACTGTACAAACATGAATGGTCCTTGGTTAAATGACGGTACTGAATTTATTCCGTTTGAAACAGAACAGATTCCAGGTGTACCAGCAGGTGCTAGACCAATTATAAATGATCCTAATGTACCATTTGAAAAACGTGTAAATGACAACGGTGGCGGCAACGGTATGAAAGTTGATGGTTCTGCTTACGATCAGCGAAGTCTTGTAAGATCGTTTGTTGCTGACGCATTTACACAAGTTGCACAGGGCGGTATTGGCTTTTGGCTACTTAATGAAGGTTATA